GTGAAGTCTACTGCATGCATCCATTTAAAAGTATTGACTTTAGAAAATACTGGGATGATCAAAAGCGGAAATGCCGAAAAGGAGTAATCTTTATCAACAATGGTAAGACATGGTATTTACCGCGTGACTATTACATGTGGTTAAACTTCTTACCAATCTATGATAAACAAAAGAAAGACTTTGACTTTCCTGAAGTGAGAGACGGGCAATACCATATGGCTCTCTATGAATTATTGGCTGAGCTTCATTATATGCACTCAAGTCTTCTTAAGAAACGTCAGATGGCTTCTTCATATTACCATATGGGTAAGTTCATCAATCAGATTTATTTTGAACCGGGAGTAATTCTTAAACTTGGCGCATCACTTAAAGATTACATTGGTCTTGAAGGATCTTGGAAATTCTTAGATGAATACCGGGCTTTTCTTAACTCTAAGACAGCATGGTACCGCCCAATGAATCCAGGTAAAGTGCTTACATGGCAGCAGAAGATTGAAGTAGTAGAAAACAACCGTAAAGTTGAAAAAGGACTTAAAGGGATGCTACAAGGGATGTCTTTTGAACAGTCAGACACAAAAGGAGTAGGGGGACCTTGTACTTATTTCTTCTATGAAGAAGCAGGAATTGCACCAAGAATGGATATCACTTTTGAGTACATCCGTCCGGCAATGCAGGCTGGTCAAATCACTACAGGAATGTTTATAGCAGCAGGATCTGTGGGGGACTTTACATTATTTCCTGAAGCCAATGGTATTTATCCTGTAGAACACAATCTCATGGATGAAAACTGGACATATGGTAAAACAGGGTTATTTATTCCAGAACAATGGATGATGCCACCATGTATTGATGAGTATGGAAATTCAAAAGTTGATGAAGCTCTTGAAATGATTTATGCAATAAGAGAGCAGTGGGCTAAAGATCTAACTCCAGAAAAATACAAGCTTCGTATTTCTCAGCATCCGATAAATATTAAAGAAGCATTTGATTACAGACAAGAATCAAAGTTTCCATTAGTTCTTGTTGGATCTCAAAAAATGAGAATACAGGATAAAGAATATCCTATTGAATATGTTGATTTAAAGTATGATGCTCAAGGAAAGGTTTATACTGAGAAATCAAAAAAGCTTCCAATTATTGAATTCCCTGTTGATAAGAAAAGACTTGACAAATCCGGTGTTGTTATCATTTATGAAAGACCTGATCCAAATGCTCGTTGGGGAACCTACTATGGTTCTATTGACCCCGTAAGTGAAGGTAAGACAACAACATCTGAATCTTTGTGCTCTATTTACATTTACAAAAATGCAGTAGAAGTAACTAAAGTCCATGAGGATGGTAGAGTAGAAAATTATTTAGAAAGAGAAGGTATTGTAGCATCATGGTGCGGTAGGTTTGATGATATCAATGAAACCCATGAAAGACTGGAAATGCTGATAGAGTATTACAATGCATGGACACTAGTAGAAAACAACGTATCCCTTTTCATTCAGTATATGATTGAAAAGAAAAAACAGAAGTATCTAGTACCCAAAAATCAAATTGTATTCTTAAAAGAAGCTGGATCTAATAGAAATGTTTATTCAGAATATGGTTGGAAAAACACCGGTACTTTATTTAAGAATCACTTGTTAAGCTATTTGATTGAGTGGCTAAAAGAAGTTATTGATCATGAAACTTTAGAAGATGGCACTATTGTAAATAAAAAACATGGTATTGAAAGATTACCTGATTTTATGGCATTGGTAGAAATGGAACATTATCAACCCGGTGTAAACGTTGACCGTTTGGTATCTTTAGCTGCATTAATTGCTTTTGTTAAGATACAACAAGCTAACGTAGGTTATGCTAAAAGAGTGGATAAACCAGCTTCACACTTGCAAAAGTCAGAAAATTTGTATAAATTGAATAGTAGTCCTTTTAGGCACGTTGGAAATAATAATTCCCATATGGCCGGAAAGAAATTTACAAAAAACCCATTTAGAAAATTAAGATAATGGAACTATACAACGCACTCCAGCTCAAGGGCGGTAAAAAAAGTGAATATAATAGAATGGGTAGCATCACCCAACCACTACAATTTTTACCTGAAAAGGAAAAGAATATGGAGTGGTCTGCCTGGAATATGGACTGGTTAGAATGGAATGGTCTAAAACAGATCCGCAGAAATGCTCGTAGACTTATGAAGAACTACAAGCTTGCTGAAGGTATCATAGATAAAACAGACTATGTAATTGAAGCTGATAATGAGTATAGAGATATTGTAGAAACTCTTGCATCAGATGATGCTTCTGCACTAGAGTTAAGATTCTACCCAATTGTTCCTAATGTTGTTAAAGTACTTACAGCAGAGTTTGCAAAAAGAAATAAACGTGTAACATTCAGAGCGGTGGATGAATACACATACAATGAGATTCTCTCTGAGAAAATGGCTGATATTGAAGATGTTCTTGTAAAACAAGCAGAACAAAAACTTATGGCCAAGATGATTGAAATGGGAGCTGATCCAGAAAGCGAAGAGTTTCAACAGCAAATGTCCCCTGAAAATATTAGAACACTTCCTGAAATTCAAGAGTTCTATAACAAAAACTATTCATCTCTTTCTGAAAAATGGGCTACTAAGCAGCATGTTATTGATGAGGAAAGATTCAAAATGGATGAACTTGAAGAGCGTGCCTTTAAAGAAATGCTTATTACAGATCGCGAGTTCTGGCATTTTCAAATGCTTGAAGATGATTATAACATTGAACTTTGGAACCCAGTTCTTACATTTTATCATAAATCACCTGAAGTACGTTACATATCTCAAGGTAATTGGGTAGGTAAGATTGAGATGATGACTGCTTCTGATGTTATTGATAAATACGGTTGGGTAATGAGCCAAGAGCAGTTAGAATCAATTGAAGCCATTTATCCGGTTAGATCTGCAGGATATCCTATTCAGGGATATCAAAATGATGGTACCTATTATGATGCAACAAAGTCACATGACTGGAACACAAACCGTCCTTCATTAGAATACCGTCAGTTTACTTCTATGTATAATAACTTCGTTTATAATGGAGGTGATATTATAAACTGGATCTTTGGTGAATCAGAAGATTATTTTGATATGGGTAGTGCAAGTCTTTTACGTGTTACTACAGCCTATTGGAAATCTCAACGTAAATTGGGACATCTCACTAAAATTGATGAGACTGGTGAAGTAATAACTGAAATCATTGATGAGCATTATCAGATCATAGATAAGCCTATGTATGATACCACATTCATGAAAAATAAGACAAAAGATAACCTTATTTTTGGTGAACACGTTGATTGGATTTGGATTAATCAGACATATGGTGGTATTAAGATTGGACCAAACATGCCTTCTTTCTGGGGTATGAATAACCCTGGTGGTATCAATCCAATATATCTTGGAATAATGCAGAATCAAATTAAGCCAATGAAGTTTCAATTCAAAGGTGATTCTACACTTTATGGTTGTAAACTTCCTGTGGAAGGAAGAGTTTTTACTGACCGTAACACAAGATCAGTATCTCTTGTAGATCTTATGAAACCATTCCAGGTTGCTTACAATCTTGTAAATAATCAAATTGCTGATATCTTGGTAGATGAACTTGGTACAGTAATCCTTTTAGATCAGAATGCATTACCTCAACACTCTCTTGGAGAAGATTGGGGTAAGGGTAACTTGGCTCGCGCGTATGTAGCAATGAAAGACTTTGGGATGCTTCCGTTGGATACCTCTATGGCAAATACAGAGAATGCTTTGAACTTTCAACACTTCCAAGTTTTAAACTTAGAGCAAACCCAAAGGATGCTTTCACGTATCAACTTAGCTAATTACTTTAAACAACAAGCATTTGAAGTTATTGGTGTAAATCCACAGAGACTTGGTATGCAGATTGGTCAAACAGATACAGCTACAGGTATTGAACAAGCTGTAGCCGGATCATACGCTCAAACTGAGATGTATTTTGTGCAACACTCTGATCATCTTATGCCACGTGTTCATCAGATGAGAACAGATCTCGCACAGTTCTATGCTTCTACAAAACCTTCTATCCGCATGCAGAATGCTACAACAGCAGATGAAAGAGTAAACTTTGAGATTAACGGTACTGATCTTTTGTTAAGAGATATACATGTGTATTGCTCAACTAAAGCCAATCATAGGGCAATCATAGAACAAATGAAACAGCTGGCTGTATCCAATAATACATCCGGAGCTTCAATATATGATCTTGGTAATATTATTCAATCAGATTCAATGGGTACATTGAATAATGTACTTAAGTCAATTGAAGTAAAACAAAAACAAGAAGGTCAGGCTCAAATGCAGCATAATGAGAAGATGAAGCAAATGGAGCTTGAAGCAATTGAAAAAGAAAAACAAATGGAGCGTGACTTCAAAGCTCAGGAAGCTGAAAAAGATAGAAGAAAAGATCTCCTTGTTGCTGAAATCAAATCTGCAGGATATGGTGCAATGCAGGATGTAAACCAAAATCAGCAGTCTGATTACATGGATGCCCTTCAGGCAGTGCAAAAGACAGAGCAGTATAGAGATGCCATGAGTCTTCAAAGAGAAAAAGAAACAAATAGAAATGCACAGTTTCAGCAAAAGACCTCTATAGAAAGAGAAAAAATTCAAGCTCAAAAAGAAATTGCAGATAAGCAATTACAGGTAGCAGAAGTAAACAAAAACAAGTATGATATCCCAACTGAAAAACCTAAAGAAAGTAAGAAAAAGTAATTATAGCTATATGTTAGCAAAATTATGAAACAGTGCTTTAAGTTTTTTAAACATATAATATTTAAAGATATTATTTTTGAGTATATTATTAGTATAAATCACATAAACCAACAACATGAGTGATACAGTAAATGAAAAAACATCCGTACAGGAAGTCGAGTTTGACAACCTTGAGGATTTGTTAGGAGTAGGTAGTGAAAGTATTATGGTTCCATCTGGATCAGTAGATGAGAAAAAACCAAATATGTTTTCAAAAACCTCAACTGACACAACGTTCCTTGACAAACCAGAAAGTGTAAGCACTCCGCCTGCAACTCCTGATGTAACATCTTCTACACCAG